GCGTATCAGCCCCAAATGGCCCTGATAGCTCCATGTCTGCTGGATTGTTCTTTGGCTTTCGACTCGATGAGATTCGCGAAGGTTCGGCCCCTGTAAAAGACCTGAGCACCTTTCGAGCTTGAGCCCTTCGGAGTCCCGCTGTAGGGCTGATAGCCGTGATAACAGAATCGAGCATCTTTCCGATCATCGGCGAGCCCTCGACAATCTGCCAAGAGTAACGCCACCGGAACCGCTTTCGCGCTCAACCTGTTGCTGTAGCATCCGTCGTTCTTCAAAAAGCGACGCTAGGTCAAGCTTGGTAACCGTCCTTGAGCCAATAGAATACTGCTGAGCCCCTCCGGTTAAGAGAGCCTCAATAGCTGCGTCGATGAGCGTTAACAGACTTGTCGCTGATGCCATGCAACAAGGATTGCATGACTAGCAAACATTCTCAATAAGCCTGTACCATTAGCCTAGTACAGTCGAGCGAATTTACTTACCTTGCTGGCTCCAAGTGTGGTTGCAGTTCTTGCACTTGCAAAAGCGGATCTTGCCTCTAGTGCAATAGACGTAGCTTGCATTGGTTCCATGTGGCCGCCTGGTTTCGCACATCGTGCAAGGTCTCGGAGTAAACTGCCGGTAGATAGGCTCGCTCGGTTGTTGCTCGATTGTTGCCGTTTGTTGCACCGATTCTCCTGATTGCTTCCTGCTTTTCTTCGCCATCCTAATACCTCCGTTTTGGAATCCACCCGCCTTGCCGCTGTCTTAGATTGCGTCCATGCTGGTACGCCTTTGGAGCCTGCTTAACAGGCTTAGGCTGATCGCCGCTAACATGCTTCGGTTGCACCTCGATCTCGCTTGGAGCAATCAACTTGACACCGCAACCCTCACTAGCCGCCGCTGCCATGTAGGTTGCATCAAGCCAGTGATTGTTGCTGTCTTTCGGAAGCCAATAGGTCTTGGTTCCTTTGCCCTCGGTGAACTTGGTCACGAGCTCTTCCGCTGCAATATGCTGAGCGTACTGGCTATGTCTGCGTTCTTCCTCAAGTGCAAACAACGAGAGCGAACCGCGCCGAAGCATGTTCGATTCGTCGAAAGTCGGAGTCATAAACCGTTCATGCACGAACTGCTTCCAATACGAGGTGTCCAGATCGTACAACCAAACATTCGAAGATGGTTGCTTTTGTGCATGAAGGTTGGCCCCTGCAATCGTCGTCGATGTAGACTTAGCCTTTCTTTGATAAGGCACAACACCTTTCGACGGATGAAAGATCCCGCCAACCTCACGACAGAACTGGTAAGCCGCGTTGGTGAATGCACCGGAATCCACAAAGCAAAAATCGATCGTTCGCCGAGTGCCTGTTGTGTCGCTGAATTCTTTGGTTAGCAACTCATCCCGAAGGCTCAAGAGAGCCTGATAAATCATCGGCTCGCTGGCTTCGTGATTCATGCTCTTGTCCGTTCCGTAAACCTGATGGATACCGTAATCGGCCACAACGCCACCAGCCCCATGCCACCAAGCAGTCACAACCCAATGAAGGTAATACTTGCCCAAGTCGATAGCCGCCGTAAGTGCAACCGTATTAGCAGGCAACTGACGACGAACCAGCCCACTTATCCGCGACTCGACTAGGGCAGGAGTAATCCCAAGGCCCATCGGCCCGGCTTCCTCTGGCGGATCGTTGTCAATCTCAGTCGAAACCGCCTTTTGGCCAACGTCTGCGACTCGGTTGAAATAGCTTTGCACCGCTGATAACTCCATCGGCTCGCCGTCGCTGTGCTGCTTCTTTGAGTAGCTATGCGGATTGCTAACGACCGAACCACGCTCGATATCCTCTTGGTTGTCACGCCAGAACCGGAAAGCCTCCCTAGCGTCAGGATCATCGTCTTTGCGTCCCTTCCGCATGTCGATGTATTTCTCAATTAAGTCCATCCGATCGGGCTTGGTCACTAGCTTTCGGTATCGCTTGCCTCTCCAAGATGGCTTGATCTTCGGATCGGTGTAACGATACGCAATGCACTTTCGATTCTGGATCGTGCAAAGCATGACCCGAGGGATCCGCTCCGAGGACTGACCCAGCCCCGCAATGTCTTGTTCGATTACCTCCTCGTTCTTCTCAATCGTCGTTTCGCTCGCCGCTGCTTCCCTATCCTCGATGTCGTCGATGATAGCCAAGGTAGGTCGTCTGCTTCGGTACTTTGTACCGCGGATCGCACCATCGATACCCAAAGAGTAAAGCACCTGACCGCATGAAGCAGGCTCGATCTCCGATGGCCAGCCTGGTAGCTGATCTCTGGTGATCATAGGAAACACGAAGAACTCTGGCCCGATAACGATGTTGGTAGGCATCCCGTTGCATGTCTGCATCCGTCCTCGACTCGACCAACCGCCGACAGCCTGAAACGGAATGGCGATCTCTGGATAATCCGCCGCGAAGATTTCGTTCTGCTGCAGTTGCTCAACGATGTCCCGCACTTCCTTTTTTGCTTTGTCGGCGTTTTTGCCGATGACTACCGGAAAGGTCGAGAGCCGACGGATCATCAAGTAAAGAGCCGTAAGGATTGCAAGCGTCGTCTTGCCTTCGCCTCGTGGCCCTGCTATCGATTGATCCCCGCCGTAAAGAGCAGCGTCGATGATAGAATGAACCATCGCCAAGCGATCCTCAGTCCAGCCCTCGAAGAACTTTTCGGGAAAGTAGGTCGAGAGCCATAAAGCAGGATCGGACTCGCACTTGAGCCGACGAGCAGGATCGAGAGGTGGCGGAATGGTGATGTCGCGTTGGCTTGCTCGCTTCTTGGCCATCAAGTCGCGTTGATACAGCCGACGGTCACCCTTGACCGGATCCGCCGACAATGCCGTTTTCGGATGCAAGCTTAGCAAGGTCTGCAACTGGGACAGACTTAGCGAGCTCAAGAAGTCGGAGTCTAAGCTCATTGTCCTTGGCCTCCTTTTTTGCTTCCGCTTCGTCCCGTTTGTGGTCGAGAGCGTCCGCACCCAAAAGCACCTTCGCCGCATCGATCGCCAATTCGGGATCTGTCAAACACTGCATCAACGCTGCTTTGATCGCTTCCTTGTCTACGTTCCATTTTTCCTTTAGGGCTCGATTGACCAACCGTAAGTCCCTCGCTGTCTTGATCTCCAAGCAAACCGCCCCCTACCCCGCGAAAACACTTGCTAACGTGCTAACTTTCTTTCGTTTTTTTGGGCTAATGGTCTGCGTATCAAAAGTCCATGTCGCTGAAAGGACCCCAAAATAGGGGGGCGTAGCTGTCATCATGTTTGCTTCTCCTGCCACTCGGCATTCTTCCCGCTCTTGACCCGTGTTATCTCAGTCCCGCTAGCCGATGCAATCTCGACTGACCAATCATACCAACCAGGTCGAAGCAATTCAGTAACGCTCTTGGCCACATCGAATCGCAGCGTCACGTTTCCACTGCCTGCATCGATTACAGTACCGCTCTGAATGAATGAATTGACCCCTTGGTCGTCTTCGTATCGCATCCCAAATTTACAGGTTGCTGTAGCCGCAACGAATCCGCTTGGCAATGCGACCGTCCAAGAGAACGCTCTACCATTGGCGTTTAGGTAGTCGTCACCGATTATCAATGGGCTTGCGAGTTGCCCCGTTGCCGTCACTGGCGTCGTTACGTTGACAGTTCCGCCTGCTTGAATCAGATCGGCTTGGCTCTTGACGTTGTTGAGGATATTCCCTGCCTGCGTCCCGCTGTAACCCGTAGCAAGATCCGTGCTCCAAGGATTGCCCGCTGCACCTGAATCGATTAGAGCCTTGCCCGTTGTGCCTGCTGTTGTGTGCCCGCTTGTAGGCTCATTCCAAACACCGTTGACGACTTCTGTTACAGCATCCGATGCCAAGCCTGACGCAGTAAGCCAATTAGCCGCGAACGCCGCCGAAGTGTAAGCGCCTGCCTGAACGGCATGCACAGTGACTGCAACATGACCGTTTCCTGGGTTGATTACCATCGATCCGAAGTTGGCCGGAAAGGCCGCAATGATCGCGTCAACGCTTGCTTGCGTTGCTCGGCTTCCGATTGCCTGATCGATTCGCGATAGCCCAAACCCTGCCGCATCTTGGTAATCAACCGCATCAAGCTCGATCTCGATAAGCACTGGAAGCATATTTGTCACGCCGCGAATACGCAAAGCGACCCATTCTACGCCCGCTGCCGACGCGAAAGCCGCATCGGGAAAATCGACTTCGTAAGCCCCCGCTAGCGATCCATCTGCGACGATGCCGCCTGATACGTAAGTGCCAAGCGTCTTGGAGACTGGAGTAACGCTAGTCCAAGTCGATTGGTTCTGCCGCCTGTACTCAAGCACTAGCCCGCTAGATGAATGCGTAACCCCGCTGAGCCCGCCGCCCGTGGTGCTCGATGAGTCAGCGATAAATACCGGGAGCGATCGGCTCGTTTTTGCCTTAGTGGTCTTTTGCTTACTCACGCTGAATATCCCCCGTTCATTGATCTTGGTAAAAGTAAGCCGCCGCCACCGCCTGCCGCAACTTGAAACGCCCCAACATCCAAGAATCCGGTATTGCCGCTTTGCATCGACCCTGGGAAACCAGCCGAGCGCAGCAATACCCCGCCGCCTGCGTTGTTGTTCAAAGTGAAATCGTTCGAGGCTGCATTCGTGTATGGGTCTGCGGTCAAATCGATTTTGCCATGCTCAGAGGTTGTAGTGTATCGG